CTTCTCCACTCCTTTAACAAATCTTACTGTCCTCCATCTGTAATGAACTGTAGCGTGATATATTTCTTTTCTCATTTTCTCATTCTTCTATATAGTACACACAAAAAATGAATAAAATACAGTGTTAAAAATATTTGTTTTAAATCCATAACTAAAAAGATTCTGATGGTTGAGCAGATATAAACTTCTCAGTATAATCCTGAGGGTCTATAAACTTAGTGTACTCTTTCTTAAACTTAAGAGGTAGTGTGCCAGTTCCTATATTCCTACCTTTAGCAAATATAAGATCCACAAGGCCTTCGGTAGACTTTCCACTATCATCAGACATAATACCATAGTATTCAGGTCTGTATACAAGCATAACAATATCAGATGCCTGTTCTATCTCTCCACTTTCACGAAGATCAGATAGGCTAGGTCTACAACCATCTCTACGTTCTACGCCTCTACTAAGTTGAGATAAGGCAACAATTGTTATGTTCAGCTCCTTAGCTAAGTTTTTTAACTCACGAGCCACCATAGCAACCTCTTGCTCTCTAGATGTACCACTACCCTTAACAAGCTGTAGATAATCAACAAGAACAAACTTAACCTCTTTAGTTATAACGTACTGTCTTATCTTATTAAGAAGATACCTAAGAGATGAATCCTTACACTCATCTATAAACAGATTAACACCCTCTAGCTTTCCTATAGCCTTATCAACTCTGTTAAGCTCTCCACTCTCTAATGCACCCTTCATTATGTACCTGTTATTAACCTCACTCTCTAAAGAAACTAATCTTTGTAGTAACTGAGTATCCCCCATCTCGTAAGAGAATACTGCAGAAGGTATACCTACCTTGGCACAATTGTAGCAAAAGGCTAAACCAAGTGATGTCTTACCCATAGATGAAGCACCACCAATAACAATAAAATCAGTCTCTTGCCATCCACCAGTAAACTTGTCTACTGATTGAAAGCCTGTAGGTAGACCAACCATGTTTTCAGAGTCCATTCTTCTTCTTATATCATCATGCAGTATCTTTAACTGCTTTTTAATATCAGGTATGTCACTACCCCTGACCTCAGAGATAGACTTCATTTGCTCTTCAACGAACTCTATAACGTTAAACAAGTCATCACCATTATCAATCTTCTTTGTAGTAAGCTCTGCTAGTTTTTTAAGTCTTATCTTTTTATCTTCTTGAGATAAATATAGAACCATGTTCTTTGTTATGTAAGCATAATGATCAGAGCTCATGCACTCAGCTACCCTGAGGTCCACAAGAGGATCTTTAATAGCAGATGATATTATAATCATATCAACTTTATCACCTTTATCTAACCTCTCAGATACTACTTTATATATCTTCCTGTTTAAAGGATCGCTAAATATCTCCTCAGATATAAGGCTATGACAGTCGTAATAGTCTCTTGGACTGGACATTATCTTACCGATAAGCCTCATCTCCATATCCATATTATCTTTCATCTGTAATATATTTAGGTTTAACGTATCGGTTAGATTTCTTTTTATTTACGTTAACTTCATCTTCCCACCCTCTAGAATTAAGCCAAGTTCTAGGAAATTTTCTGTAAGTCCTATCAGGTGTTGAATCAACGTAAGCCTTTACTCCTTTTATAGCCTTACCCATTTGAGTTAAGCTTAAATTCATGAATGTCTTTTTTGTGTTAGGCTTATCTTTTTTGTAATCATATAAATTCCAAAACATTTCAAATGCTTTTTCCTTTCTTTCAGCTTCAGTCTTAGGTTTTTTAGAATTATTAAGCCTAAGATCTACAATAGAAAAACGATTAACAATATTATTGAAAACACAATTAGATTCTATCTCGTTATTATATACAGATCGGTGTGTATTTGTTGAGGTATGAAAGTTAATACAACTACCATCAACTTCGATAAATTCTACCTTATCTATATTAATAATGTCTGTATCTGATACTCTGTATTTCATAGTTTTTTTTGGTTGTTTAAAAAAAGGAGGGGACAAGCCCCTCCATCTTTAGAATGGTAAGTCGTCAGCTACTGCTTCTTTCTTAACTTCTGGTTTGTAAGTGTTCACTTCAACGTAGTGAGTCTTACCATAATCGTTAGTTTCTTTCATCTTAGCTACCTTTAGCTTGATGAATTTTTCACCATTGTACTCGAACATGTGATCTGTTGCTTCTTTACCTAATTTAGTTAGGTTTAAAGAGAACTCTACCATGTCCCCATCAAATTTCTCTACCCCGTTTCCAACGTAGATTCTGTTAGTTGTTTTGTTACTCATAGCTTTCAGCTTTTATAAAATAATTAACTAGTGCCTTCCTTTCTGTTGTTTCTATATACTTAGCAATCCTTCTAAGGTGTTTAACTTTAAACTCATCAGGTTTATCTAAGTATTTATCTAGGGTAGGTCGGCTTAACCCTAATCTTTCTGCAAGCCAAGGCTTGTATATTTTGTTTTCTTTTAACTTTTCTTTTAATGTCATAGTGTTTCCATTATTAAATGTTGTTCAACGATCTCCTCGTTATCTATGAAGAATCTTCTGTAAACATCTAGTAGATACTTGTACTCTTGTCTACCTCTCTCTACAAACTCATCTCCAGCATAAAATATAGAAACATTATAAGGTCTTTCTTTCTCCTGAGTTATAAATACAAACTCATCACAATCAAAACCATCCATGTAAAAGGCTGACTGCCTATCATATCCATACTTCTTACAAGAGTTAGAGAATCCATAAAAGCTACCATCTGCAGTAGTTTTTAAGTCTACCAACAACTTATCATTACGATAGTCTGCTTTACCTTTACAGAAAACATTTGTATCATCATCCTTCCAAGCGTTAGCTATCTCCCTTTCTCCTTCTGATTGAAGAAGATCTTTAACTTCAGAATGACTAAACAATACATCTTGCATATACATAATCTTATCATACTCTTTTTGTAAGATTATCGTAGATGCTCCAGGATTATTTTCTTTGAACTCTTTGAATCCTTTGGTAGTTCTTGTAGCCGAATCAAAAACTAAAACTTTATTGTTAAAGTCATTAGGCTCCAACATAGCTACATGATATGCTCTACCAAAGATCATAGGCATAGTTTCCTTGTTGAGTTCAGGATTATCCCTCATCATCTTATAAGTTCTAACATCCTTCTTTATTAACCCTAACTGCGAGTTCGTTACAAACTCGTAGTCAGAGTAATAAAAGGAGTCATCGACTAGTTTCTTTATAAACTTATCTAAACTCATTACACTAAGGTCTTAGATATTTTAAGGACTTTGTTAAGGTTGTCTTGTTGGGTTTTAGTCATAGTGTATCCAGCCATCTTTTGCTCTACCACACTACCCTTACCATCTTCAATAGCCTTCATCATAGACTTATACTGAGAGTCTGTTAGTTTAGGCTTAGTTGCGGTTTTCTTACTTGAACTCATACGAGTACCCTTAACAGCCATGTTGCCATCATCATCATCTCCTGTAACTACACCAACAAATGATGCAAGAGCATATCTTCTAGCATAAGATATAGCAGATCCTACACCATGTGCATCTTCTTTTGCTGGTATGTAGCAAGTTGATGCTAGGTATTCTCCACTAGAATGTGATAAGATTGTTGTTACACCACCTACATCAGTAGGCATTTGAATGATTGCTAACTCGTTATCTGCTAGTAGTTTACGAACAGAATCCCATACTGATCCAAGATCGGCATAGCTTGACTTGAAGAAAGGGTTTTTTGAGTTTTCTTTTGCAGGTCTTAATTGAGACTGCACTTTCGATAAGGCAAGGGTTAGCTTGCCAATTGTTTCTGACTTTTCCATAGTTTTTGGTTTTTAAATTTAATTAACTTCTGATGCAAATATAGTAAATTATTTTACATATTACTATATTATTCCTAAAATATTATAAGATATATCTTCAGGCATTATTCTGTCTAGGCTTTGCGTTATACCTTCCATAACTAACTCTAAATCAATATCATTGTTTACTACCATTAAAACACTTATACCATCTTCTGAGGGCATCATAAGGGTGTGGCACAAGGCGTTATGCTTTCCTATATCTACTTGTGTTACTGCTAGACTATCTGTCTGATGAAAGTACATATAGTTTACCCCATGATTTTTTAAAGCTACCTCTAAACGCTTCATGTTTGGGTGCTTGTTAGGTCTTATTCGATTGTCTAGTTTGTAGTCTATACCCGACTCTTTAAGTAAGTTCTCCAGCATTTCTTTTTCGTATTGCATAGACTTTGTAGATAAATTCTATTAAAGATAACTCTTTTTCTAGTAATTCCTCAAGATCTTCGTTGCTAAAAGATCTATCTACTGCATCTATTATGTTATATATTTTAACTTTGTTATTTGATGTGTCTAGTTTAAATAGTTTTTTACCTTTTAAAAGGGATTGTATATTATCTATATCATTAATTATAGGATTGATATACTTTCTCTGTACTTTAGCGTATAGAACATACTTAGCACAAGGATCTTTCTCTCCCCTCATCCAAACCTGGTCTACATCAATTGTCCTTACTTGGTTGTTCATGTTCTTTAAATTTATAATTTAAGGTGTTGTAAAATTGGATTAGTAGGATCAAGACCTTTGATTACTTCTACTAAATTGTTGTTGTCTTCTTGCAGGTCTTCAATTTGTAGTTGTAAACCTACAACATGACTTCGTTTGTTTTCGTTTTCTAATTTAAGCTCTGCCTTGAGTTCTTTATTTACATTTTCTAATACTACTACTTGTTTTTCTAAAGCCTCTATTCTTATTCTTTGAAATTCTTCTACTTCCATAATTATTTTTTTTACTTTGTTTATATTTCCTTGATGTACCCATGGATGATTATTAAAGTCCATC